ATAGAGAAGGACTTAGAGACCGCAATTGCTACCAACGACACATCCGCACAGGTTGAGTTGAACAAGAAGTTAGCGCGTCTTGCTATTGAAGAAGAGCGCGTTGCAGCGGCCAAGCAGCAACAGGCCCAGTATCAACAACCGCAGCAGGCGGCTTCTCCTCAACCCGCTTCAGTTCCCAATCGCCCTGATCCTAAAGCTGAAGCTTGGGCGGAAAGAAACGAATGGTTTGGAAGTGACGAGGCCATGACTTTTGCGGCTTTTGGAATTCACAAGAAGATTGTGGAGGAAGAAGGCTTTGACACGGAGTCTCCAGAGTACTACTCTGAACTAGACAGGAGGATAAAAGAAGCCTTCCCACATAAGTTTAGTGGAAGCTCTGGTTCCTCTTCAGATACGCGAAGGCCCCAACAGGCTGTAGCATCTGCCACTCGTTCCAGTAGCACTGGACGCAAAACCCAAGTGAGGTTAACTCCTAGCGAAGTTACAATCGCTAATAAGTTGGGAGTTCCTCTAAATGAGTACGCGAAACACAAAACGCTAGGAGCAGGATGATGTCCGACAAACAGTTAGATAGAACTCCTCGCGCATCTAAGACCCGTTCGGCTAAACCCAGACGGCAACCTTGGAAACCACCATCCTTATTGGATGCACCTCCTCCGCCAGAAGGCTACGTTCACCGCTGGATTCGTGCAGAGGTTCGGGGTTTTGATGACCGCAAAAACTTGTCGGCTCGTATTCGAGAAGGCTGGGAACTTGTGCGGAAAGATGAATACCCGGATTTTGAAGCTCCAACGGTTGATAGTGGAAGCTATGAAGGTGTTTTTGGCGTTGGTGGATTGTTGTTGGCTCGTATTCCAGCAGAGATCGTAGAAGAGCGTCGTGAATATTTTGAGCGAATGAACTCAGATGCTATGACGGCGGTTGACAATGATCTCATGAAGGAAAACCAACATCATTCGATGGCACTCCAGAAGCCGGAGCGTCAGTCGCGTGTTACATTTGGAGGACCTAAGAACACTTAGGTTTTGTTTAACTTGCTATGTAGAGGAGTATAGAACATGGCAAATGCTAATGGAGCATTCGGTTTGCGGCCTATCGCTAAAGTAGGCCAAAACTCAAACTCCACTGGTGTTTCGGGCTATACCCAATATGAAATTGCAAGCGGTAACAGCAATGTTATCTACCAAGGCAGTCCTGTCATTCCCCTTTCTACAGGGTACATTGACATTGTGGGCGCTGCGGCAGGTGGTACTGTTGGTCTCGTTGGCGCTTTCATGGGTTGCGAGTATGTTTCTAGTACGACAGGAAAGCCTGTCTTCAGTAACTACTGGCCTGGATCCGGTGCGGATAGTAATCACCCCGTTAAGGCACTTGTTGCTGATGATCCCATGCAATTGTTTGCAATTGCTACGGATGCATCCATCACCAACAAGGCTACAGCAAGGGCGGCAGTCTTTGCGAACGCCAATTTCTCTAGTGGTACAAGCGGAAGCACTACCACGGGAATGTCTTCGGCTGCGTTGGGGGTAAGCACGATCAACACCACCGCTAACTTGAACCTTCGTATCATGGGTTGGCAAGAAGACCCTGGTAATGAGGACTTTGCAGCGGCAGGTATTCCAATGATTGTGCGGTTGAACAACAGCTTCAATAGCCCGAATGGTGCTATTGCAGGCGGCACTGTTTCAACTACTGGCGTATAGGAGGGTTGATTAATGGCTATTAGTAGAGCACAACTTGTAAAAGAGTTGGAACCCGGCCTAAACGCACTGTTTGGCTTGGAATACGATCAGTATGATCGTGAACATGAGCAAATCTTCACTATGGAGACTTCGGATCGCGCCTTTGAAGAAGAGGTGATGCTTTCCGGGTTTGGCACCGCGCCAACGAAGTCGGAGGGTTCGGCAGTATCGTTTGACGATGCTCAAGAAGTCTACACGGCTCGTTACACCATGGAGACGATTGCTTTGGCGTTCTCAATCACAGAGGAAGCCATTGAAGACAACTTGTATGACCGGCTTGCTAGTCGTTATACAAGGGCTCTTGCCCGTAGCATGAGTCAAACGAAACAGGTTAAGGCTGCATCAGTTCTTAACAATGCGTTTGATAGCACGGTTACTGGTGGGGATGGAAAAGAGCTTTGCGCTACGGACCATCCTCTGGCTAATGGAAGCACTTTCCGTAACGAACTCTCCACCGCAGCAGATCTCAATGAGACCAGCCTTGAGCAGTCCCTCATTGACATTGCAGGCTTCGTGGATGAGCGCGGACTGAAAGTTGCCGTTCGTGGTACGAAACTGATTGTTCCCAAGGAGCTTCAGTTCACCGCAGACCGGCTTCTGGAATCTGCTTATCGCACGGGAACGGCGGACAACGATATCAATGCTATTCGTAGCATGGGTATGCTGCCGGAAGGTTACTTCGTGAACCACTTCCTCACGGACACCGACGCCTTCTTCATTATTACGGATGCTCCGAATGGACTCAAAGGGTTCAACCGGTCCGCTGTTCGTACTTCTATGGAAGGTGACTTCGACACCGGTAACGTCCGGTACAAGGCCCGTGAGCGTTACGCTTTCGGGTTCTCGGATCCTCGCGGCATCTTTGGTTCGCCAGGAGCCTAACTTTGGGATGGAGAGGGGGGCAACCCCCTCTCGTCTCATCTGGGAATTATTTAGCCCTAGCGACTGGCCCAGCAGACGCTTACGGAGACTCTAGGGCAAAACCTTTCGTAAGGAGGAAGGCTAAATGGCTAACACAACTTTTAATGGCCCCGTTCGCTCGGAAAATGGCTTTGAGGTAATCAACGTCAACTCAACTACGGGTGCCGCAACGAACACTTTCGACATTGCCTCAACCGGTATCGTAACGAACAAGTACGTCAAGCATGTTGGCTTTGCTACTGGCGTTACTGTTAACACCACGGCGGGAGATAGCCCAGCTATTGGTGAGTTCACGCAACCCGCTAACACGATTATCACCGACATTAAGATTCTCTGTGTCACGGCCCCTACTATTGGAACCGGCGACATTGGATATGAGGTTGGAACGTCCAGTTCTGGAGCGCAGATTGTTGCGGCTCAAACTGATGAAATTCTGGATGGCGGCACCACAGTTGTTGTAGGCAACGTCACGGTCACGTCACTCGTTCTACAAACCCAAGACGCAACGACGGCTCCGGCCTCCGTTCAATACACTTCGGCAGAGCGGACCATCTACTGCAATATCACAAACACCGTAGATGCAACGACGGCGGGCTCCTTTACGTTCATTATTGAATACGTTCAGGTTGCGTAATTTAAGTGAGGGGAGGACTATGTTCCTTCCCCTACTTATGTAGAAGGAGCCGGACATGGCAGATGCTGTAACAGCTACCACGATAATTGACGGACCAACATCCGCTGTTATCTATTGCACAAATACAAGTGACGGAACCGGAGAATCTGCGGTTGTTAAAGTGGATGTGTCCGAATTATCCGGATTGCAGGATGGCACCTCTTGTTCCAAGGTTCGTATTGAAAAGATTGTTTTTTCTACGGTTGGAATGGGTGTGAAACTGTTGTGGGACGCTACAACGGATGTAATTGCCGTAGAACTTCCTGCGGATTATTCGGATACCCTGGACTATTCGGACATTAACGGACTGCCTAACGTAGCCGCTTCCGGAGGTAATACCGGGGACATTCAACTAACTACTGTAGGACATAGCAGCGGAGATACCTACTCTGTAGTTATTTACTGTTTAAAACAGTATTAGAAGATGGGCTGTGAATAATGGCGGTTTCCGGATCCAAGGACTTTGAACCGAATGTAGCAGAGTACATAGAGGAAGCCTTTGAAAGGTGTGGAATAGAGTTCCGCACCGGGTACGATGCGAAGACCGCCAGAAGGTCTTTGAACCTGCTATTTGCCGATTGGGCCAATCGCGGTCTAAATAGGTGGACCATAAAGCAGGTAAGTCAGACGGTTGCTTCCGGGATAACTGATTATCCGGTAGGATCCATAACAATGTCCGTCTCTGCGAGTGGAAGTTTTTCTATCGCGGAAACTATTACGGGTGGCACCAGCGGGGCTACCGCCTCTATTATTACTAAACCTACCTCAACTTCTTTGACATTAACCGTTCCGGTGGGCGTATTCTCGTCAGGTGAGACCATTACGGGTGGCACTAGTGGAGCATCAACATCTACTACTTCTACGGCATCTCTTGAAGACGCTCAGTCCACCGTAGACATTCTATCTGGGGTAGTTCGGCGCAGTGATTCGGATATATCTATAACAAGGGTTAGTCGAGACGACTATCTGACCATTGCAAACAAATCTACTACCGGAAGGCCCACACAGTTTTATGTAGACCGTCAAATAACGCCTATAGTCAAGATATGGCCCGCTCCGGAGAATAGCACCGACATATTTATCTATGACCGACTGGTTCGCATAGACGATGCGGATGCTTCTGTGAATACCCTGGACATACCTTTTAGGTTTTATCCCTGCCTCACTGCCGGTCTCGCGTACTACATGTCCTTGAAAAGAGCCCCGGATAGAATTCAAATTTTGAAAGGGCTGTACGAGGAAGAGTTCCAGCGGGCCGCAGACGAGGACCGAGATAAAGCTAATATTAACCTTGTTCCTTCTTATACCTTTGTAAGTGCGGTATCCTGATGTCTAGATACGCATCTAATAAGTACGCCATGGGCATATCGGACCGTTCTGGTTTTGCATATAAGTTGAGAGATATGCGGAAAGAGTGGACTGGAATGCTTGTTGGTAAGGACGAGTTTGAGGCTAAGCAACCACAATTGGAGGTGGTCCGGTCTCCGGCAGATCCACAAGCTTTGAGGGACGCCCGACCCGATAGAACAGAGCCCGCCGTGACTGTTCTATTAAAGTTCGATCCGTTCAAATCGGCAGGTAGCGGAACCTCAACGATTACAGTCACAGAGGTTAGTCATGGTCGCTCAACAGGGGACACAGTTAGGTTTCGTTCCGTAGAGGCTTTTGACGGATTTACTTCATCCAACATACAATCGGCATCCGGCTATTCGATTACGAAAGTAAGTGATGACACGTACACATTTTCTGCGGGTAGTGAGACAGCGACATCCGGTAATACGACGGGTGGAGGTGGAACTGCATCTGCCGGTCCTGTTACAGTGAGTGCATGACATGGCTTATACCTTTACTACGTTAAAGACAGCGATACAGGACTATACACAAAACACCGAAACGACTTTTGTTAGTCAATTGTCTCGGTTCATTCTGAACGCGGAAGAACGCATTCTGAAAGAAGCGCAACTAGACGTGTTTAGAAAAAATTCCTCGGGGTCAACGACTGCGGGAAATAAATACTTGTCGAAACCCTCCGACTTCCTTTCTCAGAACTCTTTAAGTGTGGTCAGCAGTTCCGAAAACAAGTTCTTGTTGTATAAGCAAGTTACGATGCTTCAAGATTTTACTCCAAATCCCGCAACCACGGGGACGCCGGTGTATTATGCCGATTGGGACAGTGACAGCTTTCTATTAGCTCCTACACCGGATCAAGTCTACACGGTGGAGCTTCATTACTTCTACCGCCCGACATCTATAACAACAGCCACAAGTGGAACCAGTTACCTTGGTGACAACGCTGAGTTGGCTCTTCTTTATGGCAGCTTGGTAGAGGCTTACACTTTTATGAAGGGTGAGGCGGATCTCCTTCAACTTTATAACAACAGGTTTCAAGAGTCGTTGCAGTGGGTGAAAAATTTGGGCGAGGGACTTCAGACCAGGGATCAGTATCGGTATGATCGTCTACGGCGGGATGTTCAGTAATGTTCGATAGTGATTCGACAACCGAGATTGCAAGTCCGTTTGTTTTTACTTCTACGAACAGGGGTCATTCGCCTGAAGAGATGGCCGAAATGGCTATGAATAAAATTATGGTTGTTTCTGATACAGC